ATCAGATTCCCATCAGGCACGAGCCTAGATGCCATGAAGAGGGTTTCTGCGTTAGTGTGCTGTCTAAAAGAATGTTCATACCCTTTTATCACTGCAAAACAGAGCTTCGAGAAAAGCACAACTTGTTCTTTCTCGCAGATGGAAGAGTTCAATTCAGTCTGGTGTGTAACAGGGAGCATGGTCTCAATCCCAATAAAATTTTGTTTCTCAGCAGTGAAATTGAACGGAGGGTCTAGCATAGAGTCTAGGGTAGACAGCTATTCCAGCCTTCGACAGCAAGTTTTTGAAAACACGGGTTCAACAAAGCTCACGGCGATCGTTCAGCTCTGCCAGAGGATTTGCCACTACAGGTCCCTCGGGATGAATGTTTCTGACAACTACAGTCTGTATTGTGATTTGCTCAGGGGTGCGCCTTCTTCCTCTTTCGGGTTGTTCCTGTGTGAGCCCCCCAAGGTCTGCGGAATAGCAGGCAAAGCCTTCACTGATTTCACTGCTTGCCTCAAATCGAGAGAATTCTCTGGCCTTTTTTCATGGATGAGGAATGAGACATTCCTAATGGAAGCGTCTGCTCAACTCAGAGAACACCAATATTATCTTACTCACGGGCAGACAAGGAAGCTGAAAGCTTTGAGAGAAGCTCTCTCGTTTAGATTCGAAGATTTAGAAAGCTACTATAAAGAGAACCCCTCCGAACTCATGGGGATACCTTCCGCAGGCCACTCCACCAGGCTAACCATCCTTTCGAAACTCATGACCAGGTCGGTGAGTGACTCCTTCCTCTTTCAGTGCGAGGCAATGATTCACCAATCGTCTGTCTATATTTTGGACAAGGAGTCGGTGACAATCAAGAGCAAGGGAGAGGAGGTCACCAAGAAATCTCTCTGTGAGGCAATGAAGTCATCTGAGAAATCAGCTCCTGTTGAACCCTCAACCTTTCCTCTTATGGAGTTTTACATGAACTTAAACAAAGTGCTTGAAACGACTAGAGACTTCACCGAGATCATTTCACCCAGACTCAGAGTCAACTGTAACAAATATTTGATCCGTTGCCCAAGGAAGGAGTCGCAAATGAGGGACGTTCTGGCAAAGTTGTGGTTCAACGATGGCAGAAGTGGCATCAGCAGAGTTGCCGCAGAGAGGCTCTTAAACAGATACCAACAAACCTACCCTTGGCTCCGGCGATCATACTCAGAGACCCTAGCTGAGTCCCCGTTTGAAGGGATCTTTGAGTTGATGTCATTTGTGTCCTCTACATTGCCTAAGGAGCGATCCCTCAGGGTGTTCTCAGGAGCAAGACAGGAACCCACCCTTTTGAGCTCACTCTTTGAGTTGGTCCT